TTTCTATGGTTTCTGGAGGAGATCCAGGTCCAGCTGTAACAGGTGCTACTGAAGAATTTACATCAGTGGATACTCCTTATTGGAGTACAGGACAAGTTTACTTTAACTCTGATCCAGCAACAAACGCTTTTAAAGTTACACAGAACCCTGTGCCTAGTGGCACGTGGGCTAGTGGTGGTAATATGAATACACAAGGGTATGCATTATTTAGTTTAGGAACACAAACTGCTGCAATGAGAGCCGGTGGTTATGGAGGACCTCCTGTAGGATATCAAGCAAACGTTGAAACTTATAACGGTTCTACTTGGACAGCAGGTACAGCATTAGGAACTGGTCGTAGTAATGAAGGTGGTACAGGATCAGGCACTACAACAGCAGCATTGGTATACGGTGGTACTGCTTCACCAGGACGTACAGGAAAAACTGAAAACTGGAATGGAAGCTCATGGACAGAAAAATCAGATTTAAATACAGTTAGGAATCAACTTGGAGGAGTGGGAACACAGACTGGAACTTTAGCTTTTGGTGGACAAAGTGGACCTGGTCCAAGTGGCTATTCAAATTCCTCTGAATCTTGGAATGGTGCTTCGTGGACAGCGACGCCTAATATGAATTCAGCAAGAGGAGGAATCGTTGGAATAGGTCAAACTTCTACAGCAGCTTTAGGAGCCACAGGATATGGTCCAGGGCCTTCTCCATCTCTTAATGAAAACTGGGATGGAACATCTTGGACTGAAGTAGCAGAAGTTAATACAGGTCGAGGACAGGTTGCAGCAAGAGGAGGCACAAGTACATATGGAATACTTGCTTCAGGTTACACAACTACCTATGTTGCAAACACTGAGCTTTGGAACGGAACTGCTTGGACAGAAATTGCTGATGTGGCACTTGCTAGATATGGTGTTGGTGGTCAAGGAACTACAGCAGGTGCAGTAGTTATATTTGGAGGAAATAGTGCAGCATCTGATCCAGCTGGTGTAACTACAACAGAAGAATTTACAGCAGGCAACGTGAACAAAACAATTACATTAAGTTAATATGGCAAATTATAGAGACATAAAAGGATTTCAAATTCAATCAACAGACACTGATCCTGAGGTTTATGCAGGATCATGGGCAAGTGGTGGAAGTTTAAATCAATCTAGATATTCTTTAGGAGGTGCAGGTACACAAGCTGCGGGATTAGTTTTTGGAGGTTATTCAGCACCTAGTAGAAGAAATGAAACTGAAGAATATAATGGCACAGCTTGGTCAGAACAAAGTAATTTAAACCTTGCAAGAAATGAACTTACAGGAGCAGGCACTCAAACTGCTGCATTAGCAGCAGGTGGTAACGGTCCTCCAGTCACAAATAATGTAGAATTATATAATGGGGCATCTTGGACAGAAACAACAGAATTAAACTCAGCAAGAGATAGTTTAGGTTCGACAGCTGTGGGAGCTGTTAATACAGCGGTATTTGTAATGGGCGGAGGTTCTCCAGGCCCTGCTAACAAAGACCTTGTTGAATCTTGGAATGGCTCAGCTTGGACAGAAACAACAGAGACCAATACAGCAAGATATTTAAATGCTTCTACAGGAACTACTACATCAGGAATTACAATGGGTGGAGACGCTGACCCACCTCCCCGAGTTACTAACACAGAAATTTGGAATGGTTCAAGTTGGACAGAAAGTGGAGATTTAAGTGCAGCTACATCAAGACAAGGAGCTTCTGGTGTATCCAGCACCGCTGCTTTATCTTTTGGTGGAGAAACTGGACCTTCTCCAGATTACACAACAGTTACAGAATCTTTTAATGGTTCATCATGGACAACGGTTAATAGTATGTCGACAGCTAGATATGCTTTAACTGGAACTGGAGGAGCAGCACCAAATCAAACTGCATTAGCAGCCGGTGGATATTCAACTTCTTCATCAGGAATGGCTAATACAGAAGAATGGTCTTTTCCATCAGGTCCTTCTTTTTTAATTGAAGGTGACATGTGGTATAATTCAACTACAGCTGAGTTAAAAGTTTATGGAAAAGCGGCCGGGGTACCAAGTGCTACTTGGGCATCTGGTGGAACTTTAAATACTGCTAGGCATGGAGCCCAAGGTTTTGGAACTCAATCAGCTGCACTATTCGGCGGCGGACTACCTGTTCCTGCTAATGGAGATTTAACTGAGCTTTATAATGGCTCAGCTTGGACAGAAGTAGCGGAGCAAAATACAGCTAAGGGCTATAGAAGTGCTACAGGAACTTCTCAAACTGCAGGTCTTTATATAGGAGGAGAGCCTTCAACCGATGCCGTTGAAGAATGGAATGGAACATCTTGGACAGAAGTTAATGAAGTTAATACAGCGACTTACAAAGCAGGTGCTTCTGGAAGTACAACAGCGGCTTTAAAATTTGGAGGAACAGATCCTCGAATTGCTAACACAGAATCTTACGATGGAACTTCTTGGACAGAAGTATCAGATTTAAATAATGACACCCGAGATATAAGTCCTGCTGGATCTCAAACTGCTGCATTATGTATCGGCGGTAATATTTCAACAGGTACTACTGCTGAAGTAGAATTATGGGATGGCTCATCTTGGACGGAATCAACTGATATTAATACAGCAAGAGAACTTGGATGTACTGGAAATGGAACTATGTCTTCGACGTTTGCTTTATTAGCTGGTGGAAATCCTGGTTCTAAGGCAAATACGGAATTTTGGAATGGCAGCGCTTGGACAGAACTTGCGGATCTAGCCAAAGGCAGAAATGCAGGTGGAGGGGCAGGTAGTGCTTCGGTGGCTCTTGTTATGGGTGGATATAATCCAAGTCCTGGGGCGTTGAACAGCTCAGAAGAATGGACAGCTTCTGCTACAGTATCAACAGTAACAACTTCGTAGTTGACCTTTCTATAGAAAGGTATATAAAGAGATTAGAAATAAAAAAGGAGCGATATGAGCAAAGAAAAACGTAATATAACAACTAAACTTGAAACTGAGTCTAAGTATTTAACTAATATATTAGATAAAGACGATGTTAAAAGTTTTAAAAAACTAATACCTGAACTCCAAGATACTTGGATGAAGAAACAGATGTTTAGAACAGAGACCGAAATGAGGTTTTCTGTATTATCTGATAATAAATATCCAACTAAAGCTGCTAAATATTGGCAATCAGTAAGAGAACAAAACACACACTTTGAAAATTTAGTTCATCTATCATTTGACGCTAGAAAAAATGAGGTTGAAATTAAAAAATTAGAACGTGATATTAACAAAGAAAAAGATCCTCTAGAAAAAGAATTAAAACAAGTTGAACTTGAAGAGAAATTATATGGTAAAGCGAGCATGGAACTTGTTGCTAAACATAGAATGAGAGAAGTTGCTACATGGTCTAAACTTAAAAAAGAGTTTGATGATGGTAACTTTGATAAAGAAAATGTGGATACTCACCAAGCACATTCTTATTTATTAAGACTTCAAGAACAGAAAAAAACAATTACTCCAGGAACATCACAACCTGAAGTGTTTAACGTTTTAGGACAATTAGAGGCTTTGGAAAAAAATTTAGAAGAGAAAAAACTCTCTTTGGACGTCAAAAAAAATAAAAGAATTACAAAGTAACATGAAATTTGACTTTGTTTATCTAGGTCAAACGGTTTTAAAATACCAAGTTCCTTTAGAAATTTTTGTAGGGCTTAATGAAATCTATGAAAAAAGAAAGAAAGAACTTCCTAAAGCAAATAAACAACTCGTGGGTAAAATAGAAGACGAAGTATCTTTACATTATTCAGGACCTAATAATGATAAGATGCACCCTCATAATTTTTTACCAACTGATATTCTTCAATGGTTTCATTCTATCTTTGATCATTACACAGATTGGAATAAGATTGGTCCAAACAATAAATCAATAAACTCTATTTGGGTTAACGAGATGAAAGCAGGAGAATACAATCCTGTGCATATACACCAAGGTAAATTGTACACAGGTTTATCTTCAGTAATGTGTTTAAAATTACCAAAAGAAACAGGCGTAGAATATTCAGCAAAAGAAAAACCTATGAATGGTAGATTACAAATTATAGGTGCAGCGGCGGGTCAATTTGCTAAAACAGATTATTCCCCTAACATGAAGATAGGAGATTTTTATGTGTTTCCCTATGACATGAGACATTGTGTTTATCCTTTTAATTCTACAAAAGAAAAAAGAAGAACATTAGTTTGTAATGTTGATGTTGAATACAATCCTGTTGCATCACGAACTGCAGGAGGACAATTAGAATGATACCTAGAATGCCGAGATGGCAATCTTATGTTGCTCAAACAACAGAACCAATGTTTACACCTAAACAATGTCAAATGATTATTGATGCAGGTCATCAGTGTGCGCCAGAACAAGCAAAAGTTGGTGGAGGAAAAGATGGAGCTTATGATACCAAAAAAAGAGTTACAACAATATCTTGGATACCTTTTGATAAAATGCCTGAGATGTACAAACAAGTGGAAAATCAATTATCTATTATTAATTTAAATCATTTTGGTTTTGATGGGGTTACCCTTACAGAACCAGCACAGTTTACCGAATACCCTAAGAAAGGTTTTTATGACTGGCACATGGATCTCAATGCTTTTGGTGCTAGTGGTGAAAACCCAATACGTAAAATATCTATGACATGTTTATTATCAGATCCATCAGAGTTTACCGGTGGAGAACTTATGTTTTCAGATGTTGGTGGTGATCAAAAACCATTAGACTTGAAACAAGGACAAGCTATATTCTTTGCGTCCTTTTTAAGACACAAAGTTGCACCTGTTAAGAAAGGGATTAGAAGATCTATGGTAATGTGGTTTGGGGGACCACCATTTAAATGAGCCAACTTCAACGAAAGATATTATTTCCTACTCCCGTTTATTTTAAAGACCTACCTAACGCTAAAGAACTTAATAAATATTTATTTAAAGAAATAAAGAAGTGGCGTAAGGCTGATCCAAAAGGAGAAGAAAAAACTAATTCTGGATTTGGCTGGCACAGCAAAACAGATATGGATAAACGAAAAGAATATAAACCTCTTATAGATGAATTATTTAAAATGGGTTATGAGTGTAATAAAGATTACGGTATTAAGGATAAATTAGGACTTGGTAATATGTGGGCTAATATTAATCCAACCTACAGCTATAATAAAACACATACACATCCTAACTCTATGTGGTCAGGTGTGTACTATATTAAAGTACCTAAAAATTCTGGTAAACTATTTTTAGAAGACCCGAGACCAGGACCCAATACTCATATGCCTAGACGAATGGATAATATTCCTGAAGCTTTATGGAGAGTGTGCGCCTATGGGCCTGTTGAGGGACGTTTAATTTTTTTTCCTTCTTGGTTACCTCATGGAGTTGATATCAATATGAACACAGAGAAAGGTGAAAAGAATTGGAGAATATCTGTATCATTTAATTTTATACAAATATGACCAAATTAGTTTATACCAAACTTCCTATTGATCGGATTGAGTATCTTGACAGACCGGAGTTTCACACTGATGAAAAAAAATTTAAAGATAGCTTAACGGCTTCTATTCAAAAAAACGGTATTATAGAACCTGTCTATGCTGAGTATGGTCATGACTACGGTCCTAAGATTAAAGTAATTGTGGGCAATAATAGAATGACTGTTGCTAAAGCATTAGGTATTAAAGAAATACCTATTATTGTTAACATTTATACTCCAGAGACATTTGATTTAGAAGGAAAAGAATTAAAGACAGATGATGAGATCAGGTCTTTATTTAAATTAAAGGATCAATTACAAATAAGAAGAGATAAAGAAGGTCGTATTGATCAAATTATGCCTCCTTTATATAACAACGTAGAAAATGAATACATTTAAAAAAAATAAATACCAAGTTATTAGAGGCGCTATTTCTAAAGAAGTGGCTGAAATTGGTTATAGATATTTACAGATTTCTGCAGAGGCAGACTACTGGATGCTACAAAACAGTGCTACTCATGAAAAAAATCCTTTAATAGGAAACTTTAAAGATTCTCAAGTTCCAAATTCTTACGCTAAATATGCCGATCGTTTTATGGAAACTCTATTAGTTAAAACTATTGATGTTATGCAAAAGAAAACAGGGCTCAAGTTAGTGCCTACTTATTCATACACAAGGCTTTATAGAAAAGGCAATATTCTTAAAAGGCATAAAGACAGACCTAGTTGTGAAATATCTACTACGCTTTGTTTAGGTGGTGATCACTGGCCTATTTACTTAGATCCTACAGGAGCGGATAATGTTATAAATGAGCATAAAAATATACATAAACCTAATGCACCTAAAGGTGTAGAAGTTAATCTAAAACCTGGTGATATGCTTATATATTCTGGTTGTGATCTAGAGCATTGGAGAGAGCCTTTTGAAGGCAAACTCTGTGGTCAAGTATTTCTACACTATAACCATGCAGATGGAAGGTTTGCAAAGACCAATTTGTATGATAAAAGACCTATACTCGGCATACCTAAGACAGCGAACTAGGTTGAACTCGCCGCAAATATAGTATATTTTCAAAACAAGGATTTTT